CTTTAGCTATATCTTTTAAACCATCAAAGCTTTTATTAAGTTCTGTAAAAACACTGTTAAACTTACCTAATTCGACTTTTACTTCTTTAATAGAATTAGTTCCACTATTACGCAGCAGATCGCCTTCCGCTTTCAGTCGTTCTATAATAGCTTCTGTTTCTGGTGACATTTTTTATTTAACCTTTGTTTTTAGCCTTGTCATTTTGTTCTTGTATCCAGTTAACCAACATTTCAAAATACAAATCTCTTTCGTAAGGAATTAACCTTTCTATTTCGTCTATACTGTATTTATGATGCTGGGCCAAGCTGAAAATAATTTGATAATAATTTTCAAGTCTCAAATGGACCAGCATTATGTAAAAAAACTTCGCATCCCCTCGATAACAAATGTTTTTTTATCACCATTTTTATTTGTGTATGGCATTTCATGTCGTAGTCTTGGCATTGTTTCAAAGAATTTTTGAATTCCATGAATTACCTCACCACTTAAATCATCCATAAACTCGTCAATTTGTTCTTGGCTGTAATCTTTAAAATAGTGTACTTCATCTTCTGAAGCTACATAATCTAAACAAGTACATAACATTAAATAATTTGTTAATGGATCTGTTTCATCCATTTGAGCCATTTTAACGTATTCATCAATAGTTGGATACTTTAAAGCTAATCTATAAGTATCATTAATAACTACATCACGTTCATGACCTTCCGGTCTTGTTAAACTCACATTATCAATATCTAAATTTAATGTTACTTCTTCACCTGTATCTGAATCTTTAATATTAAATTCAATTATGTTATTTACTGACCGAGCTCTTAGTATAAGCAAAATATATTCTAAATCAAACATTGCAAGAGTTGAAATATCTGTTTCAAGTAAACAGTTATTTACTACTTGTTTTGCCGCAAGAATTTCTTGTGCAGGATCTTCTGATGATTGACCTACAAGAAGAATTTTTTCTTCCTTAACCGTAAACGGTCTATATTTTACTTTTTTACCAGTAGATGGAAGTTCAATTTCCATAATTGGCAAATCAATTTTTGGCAACGCCATAATATATTCTCCTATAATATAATTTTAATCTCTTGGATTATCCACCCAATCTTTCATACGAATTACGAATTCTGCTTAATCTATTAATTGCATCTTGAATACTGGTTGGTCTACCCTGATCTGCAGTTTGTTTTAATACGTCTACTAATCCGGCTAAATTTGATAATGTTTCTAAAATCCCACCATTACTTCTTCTTGATGGTATACCAGTTTTATCACCACTATAACGTATTCTATCATATGCAAATGTTACTGGCATAGTTAAATAAGAATCAGTATTTTGCCAGTTTAAGTCTAAGTCTCCAACAGCGTATGGAAAACAATTTTCAAGTATTACTTCATAATATTTAGTACCAGTACTTTCTACTGAATAATGTCTTATATTCATTGTACAAGCATAATCATCTTTATAACCTAATTCAAATGGCATTTGGCCAATATCTAAATCTCCATCAATTGCTGAAAATGAGTTTCCTGAACTACTATAATTCAATACTCTTTGAATCCAGTTATGGAAAAATTGTAAAACTTGATGATCTGAATCTACCATGAATGTAGCATTAATAGGTTGACTAGACATTTCTAAGGGAAACTGTGTTGTGAGTTGTGCTACTGCACTGAATTGACCTGTTTCAATATTAATACCAGGAAAATTAACACCTGAACAAAAGAAAGAAAAATCTCTTTCAGTAATACCTGACGATGTTTCTACTTTAAAAACTGGTATTCTTACTTCAAATAACGATGAACGACCTGGACCACCAAATTTATCCAAAGTTGTTTTAAAGCGACTAATATTAAACGACATTCAATTATCCTCGTATTGCTTTTCTTGTGTCAGCATATACTTTTTGTTTAGTTGCACCTGCAAACCTTGCTAACGGTAGGAATAAAGCTATATCCCACTCTGACGGATTAATATAAACTAACTTGGATCTTATTTGTTTTGTTAAATAATGTTTTACTGCAGGTTTAAAAAATCTATATTTCGAAGCAGTATTTAAAATATTATATGAAACAGTTAATCTTGTTGTTTCATCATATTTTTTATTGTTCACTGCACCATAAAGAGCATCCATTAATTGAGCTCTCATCATTGGTGGCAAATAGTGAAAGTTAATTCCAAGAAATCCGCCTTTAGCTTTATTTATTGGAAAAATTAAAGGGAACATATCGTAATAAGGTAGTGTTTCTTTGTGTTTAGCATCATACGCAAACGTATACATGTTTCCAACCATAAATCTTGTTGCAGCTTTAGAACGCTCTCTATCTCTTGAAGCTGAAGTTATGAATGCTTCACCTGAAACACCAGATGCTGCACTTCCTGTTCTACTAATACTTTGTGCAGCATTTCTGTACCATTCACGTGCACCTTTAGTACGCGCTGGTACCTCTCCGGCTCTAATACCTTTGGCTAATATATCAGTAAATACTGAAGCACCACGAGGATTACCAGAGATCCCTTCTGCTTCTGCAAGTATTTGTTCTACTGTTTTTACTACCAAACTATCTTACTCCTAATTCTTTTTCGGTCATAATCACAAATTCCCAACCTCTATCTGCACAAAATTGTCTTGCTGCTTTCCATTTTGCGTCATTAACACCAAAAGCTTTAACTTCGTTAAGATACCTTCTTGAAATTCTTCCTGTTTTAGTATTATTTCTATTTTTTGGATCTGGTGGTAATGTTTGTTTATATGGTTTAATTTCAATCATAATAGTTTGTAGTTTACCATCAGGACTCTTTTTATGTACTATCACATCTGGAAAATATCTGTGTATCCTACTATCTATAGGTGATCTGTATGGAACAATTACTTCTTCTGATTGCCACCATATTGTATCAGGATGCTCATCAACAAATTTAAAGAACTTAAATTCCCATAAAGATCTATAAATTATGCGCGTCGGGTCTCCTTTGTACTTTGCAGGATTCTTTGGGCGAAATCTACCCTTATAAGCCATAATATTCTTCTCACTACTCCATATAAATAATTGAAAGATATCCAATGTTATTTATTAAAACTATTGGAAAATAATTTTACGTAAAAGAGAATTCTATGTCTAACAATATGCCAGAAATAGTGCGCTTCAGGCGCTCCAATGATTCAAGGATAACAACCTTTTCGTTTCCTAGTAAACCATTGCCTCATGGATTTCAAATGATTTTCCAAGATTATTCTTATGAAAAATTTGCAGCTTCTACTACAGCTTTAGGTACCACTACTACAAATAATGATGATGGTTCAACAACAAGTACAACACGATTTCAATCTAATAGAAATCTTGGACTAGTACCAGAAAGAAATTCTGTAACAAATAGCAATACAGGCTCAATTGAACTTCCATTTCCTAGAACTTTAAGAGATAATACGGGTACACAAGTTACTGCATTTGAAAGAGATTTCGTTGTTGAAAGAATAACTGCGGGCCTTGCTGGAGCAACAGGTGGTCAAGATATTGGCCAAGCAATGAAAAATATTGGTGAAATGGCAAGTCAAGCATTGAGTAGTGCGCTCGCGTATGGTCAAAACGCTGCACAAAATGGAATTGGTAATGCTTTTGCTGGTGCTATTTCTGATGCAATGAATGTTGACACTGGTAAAGCAATGGCTATTGGTTCATATCTTGCACGAAAATATTTAAGTGGAGATCTTGCAAAAACTGCAGGTGCTGTTACTGGTCGTGTTGTTAATCCTCAACAAACATTAGCATTTGAAGGCGTTAACTTAAGAGAGTATTCTTTTGAATGGGATTTATTTCCAGCAAATAAAGCAGATACTGATCAAATTACAAATATTGTAAACTTCTTAAAATCTAAAATGTTACCACGAACTGAAGGAATTGGAGGAGTTCAAGGATTAGATAAAGCATTTTTAAAATATCCTTCTGTTGTTGAATGTAGCTTATTAGGTGTGCAAGAAAAACACTTCATGAGATTTAAAAGATGTATGATTGATAATGTAACAGTAGATTATACTGGCGGTGGTGCTAAAGTGGGAATTATTAAAGGTGGTGTACCAGCTTCTATTACGCTTAGTATATCATTTAAAGAACTTTCTATTCAAACTGCAGATGATTATGAACAATTACTGCCTTCTGGAGTTACAACAGCGTCAGCTGAAACTCAAAATGAAAGTGATTTTCAAGAAGTAGGTAACCCAGTACGACCAGCAACTACTTCAACAGGAACAGGAAACCCATAATGAAATACTTCGAAAAATTTCCAATAATTAATTATCAAGGTCGAAGAGTACGTGATATTACTCGTCGAACAGCTTTTAAAAGAGCAATTGCAAATAATCCTTATGTATATTATCCTTATACTGTAAAAGAAGGTGAGCGCGCTGAAGATGTCGCAAGATTCTATTATGGTTCTGTTGATTATGTTTGGTTAGTTTATATGGCAAATAACATTGTTGATCCTTATCATGAATGGCCAATGGATCCTCAAACATTTAATGATTACCTTGTAGAAAAATACACAGAATTATCTGGAGAGGTTGGCGAGGATGTTATTGATTGGTTAAGAGATCCTGATAATGATGAAAATATTATTTACTACGTAAGGCAGGTATAACAGATGGCAGCAGTAGACGAAATTATTTTAGCACCTGAATCGTTTAGAACGATTTATTTACGTAGAGAAGACCGTGTTATTATGCGTACAGAACAAGGTCGTAAAATTATTATTAAACGTATTATTCCTGAAGAATGGAAACCTTATAGATTATTTGATTATGAAAACGCATTAAACGAAAACAAAAAAGAAATTTTCTTATTCGATAACAGATACACAAGTCAAATAACTAAAGAATTTGTTGCTAATATTAGCGCTGAATAAAAATTATGTCAGATTTTAGTCCTTCATATTGTGAGATAACAAAAGCTATACTTACTCCTTATGGAGCAGAAAATGCTGTGTCTCATGATATTAGTACAATTATTGGTGCTTGGCATGTTGAACATGGAATAGGTAGTGTTTCATTATCTGGAAGTATAACTGTATTAGATAATGAAGGTTTATTAGAAGGCCTTCCATTAAGAGGTGAAGAAAGTTTAGAATTAGAATTTTTATGTGCTGATTTACAAACAAAAAGAGAAATTAAAGCACAAGTTCATAAGATTAATGATGTCGCTGCATCAAATACTAATAAAGGTACAACATATACAATTCACTGGATAAGCTCACAAAGTTGGGCCGGATTTAAAAGAAGTGTTTTAAAAGCATTTAGAGATAAAAAAATATCTACTATGTGCAAAGAAGTATTTGAACAATATATTAGCAGATTAGTAGACTATAGTCCTTCAAGAGTTGAAACTTATCCCGAAGGTACTCAAGTTTGGAGTCTTCAAGGTAATCGCGAAAGAAAATTTATTCTTCAAGATACAGAAGGAAATACTAATGTTATTATACCAGACTATATGCCTACGGAGGCAATTGGTTTTCTTTTAAAAAGAGCGCATTCAAATACTAACTCATCATCTTCTTCTTGGAGATTTTTTGAAAGATGGGACGGATTTTATTGTGTAAGTGACGAATGGTTATATGAAAGAGGTATCAGCGCATCTCAAAGAAGAACAAGTCAATTTAATTATAGTGCTCAAGTTGATATGGATCCAGAAAATGCGGAAGAACAAGTTAGATCATTTTCTTCATTTAAAAATAGTGAAAGAGCAAATCCAGCACAATCATTAGTAAATGGTGCATATAGAAATACAATCATAGAAGTAGACTTACTTAAGCATCATGCAAGAAGATATAATTATGGATACAATGATTCTAGACAAGGAACTCAGTTTACAGATGTAACTGGTAATAAGAGTAGTTGGGCTACAGATATTCATACTCAACAATATGCCAATGATACATTTACAGATGAAAACGCAAAACAATATATGATGATAAGAGATTACAGAGATTTTGCAAATTCAATAAGTTTTCCAGAAGATAAACATTTTAGAGATATTATTGCAAGAAGAGTTATGTATAATCATCACATGCACTCAACTGCAGTAACTGCAACAACTGACGGCCGCCTTGACGTTGGTGCGGGTGATGTAATAAATGTAAGAATACGAGAATTAAATCAAGGTTCAAATCAAATTGAAGATAACCCTCAATTAAGTGGAAAATATTTAGTGACTCATGTAGTAAATCAGTGTACAGAAGATCAACTTACAACAACTTTATCTTTATATAAGTTTGGTTGGGCTGGTGCTGGTTCAGATACTAGATCGGGTCGTATGGGAGGACAGAGATAATGAGAGGAATGGGAATACGAAATCCAATGTTTTTCATTGGAGTAGTTGAAGATAATAATGATCCGTCATTCCAAGGTCGTGTGCGAGTACGTGCTTTTGGTGCACATGGAACACACCAAGAAGTAGCCACAACAGATTTGCCTTGGGCAATTTGTGTTAGTGGTGCTTATACTGCTGATGATCCTTTACCTCCTTTAAATGCTTTTGTGTTTGGTATGTTTTTAGATGGTGATGAAGC